TACTCGTATGTAAGTTCCCAATCTTTTTAGATTTTGGTAAACTACTCTTCTGTTTGTTGTATTAAATCCACATGTGATATATTTCCAAAAGTTTGTTTTACACATGTAAGTTGGAAAACTATATGTATCTGTATCTAATACTGGATTTATTATAGTTCTTAAATCTGTTACGCTTGTAATATTATCTACATCTGTTACGACTTTTGCTAGTCTTTCGTTTGGACTTGTTAAAGTAGGTTCCGCTGCTCCATTTGCTACTTCTGTATAAACTAAAGTTCCTGTGCTGTCAATATCCACGTATGTGTCTTTAGAGGCTGTGAATAGTTTTGCCGTATTGGCTAAATCTACTCTAGTTAAATTAACATAAGCATACCCAGCTGTAACAGTTGAGTTTAAATCTACACTTGTCGCAATAGTCATACCCGTAACTACTCCGTTTAAAGCGTCAAGATATTCAATTTTTACCTCTGTAGCATTGAAGTTTCCTATTCCGATAGTATCTTTACCACTTCTTGCAAACTCTATAATTCCATCGCCTGACCACTCTGTTATTGTTTCATTGAAGCTATCTAACATTGCATAAGCGTTAGATGGTTGCCAATCAAACCAATGCTCTTTTAGTGATAGAAGTGGATAATTTCCGACATTGTAGTTTGGCGCTATTCCTGTTATTGACTTATAAATTCTACTTGCATATCGTGCTAAATCATTTGTCACATAATTTGAAGTAGGGTTAAAAGCATCTGCGATAAAAGGTGCGTTTGTATATGTTAAAACATCTATGGCTTGCTGTACTCTTATCATACTACTTTTTCCCCGAATCTTACTATACCGTTGTTGTAGAATGTGAATGTTGATGTGCTAGTAAATGTAAACTCTTCGCCCTCTTCCCATAGAAAAGTATCGTTTTTATTTGATGGGTAAACCAATGCTGAGTCTGTAACTTTTACAAATACACCTCTTAGCGGAGTTGGAGAGTAAATATTATCTAGGTCGTACTCATATATACGCTCGCCCTTTGTAAGCCTTACTACATTCATTCCTGTGGGGATGTCTGAAGCTGAGTAGCTATCGCCAGATTTTATATTTATTCCGCCACCGACTGTAGTAAAAACTTCTGCCATTACGATACCTTCGCTATATATTCAAGACTTTCGGCACTTGAGTTTTGAGTGTCTAGTTGCTCTTGTAGTTTTGTAATTATAGCATTTTGTTTTTGATTCAAATTATTAAGCTCTCTAACTAATAGGTCGGTGTTGTTTTGTCCTATAACTACATTTCCGTTTTGAATGCCTTGATTTATAGTTTCTGGAACAATCATTTCATTTTTATGTATTTGAGCTATCATATCGTAAGGTACATTTGGAGTACCTACTGCGAAACTGTTTAGACTCTTGTACTCATCTGATTGTCTTATTAAGTCTTCTACTTCTGCTATCGTCATAAGCCCCGCATCTACTTGGTTTGTCCAATTTATTAAACCACCATAATCTGCACTTCTACCTAGCACATCTTGATATATATTATTTATAGCATTCTCGTCAGGGCTTAAATATTCATTGTATGAAGGGCTTTGAGTCGATATGCTATCAGCTTCTCTTTCAATAGCTTGAATACTTTTGCTTATATTACTACCTAGTGTTCTCATCGCTTCAACTAAAACATCGATTTGTTCACGTGTATTTATTTCAATAAGTCTTAAATAATCAATTTGCTCTAGTGCGGTATCTTCCATAGTGCTAAACTGATTAGCTGCTACAAGTTGAGCGAATTGTTGGTCACGTGATGTTGTGAAGTTTGCAGTATCAAAAAGTACGCTTGAAGCCGAAATTGTATCGTTTAATGATTTTTGAAAAGATGCTATATCGTCTGAGCCTGAAAGTGATAGTGTTTTGCTCATCGAATCATAATATTTTTGCATACTATAAGTTGAGCCGATTGCAGCACCTTTGAGATTGTCAATAACTGATGACAAGGAGGATATCACTGATTCTAATGACGATATGTCGCTTGTTATTGATGATATATAATCGTCAAGCCCTGAGTCAATTAAATCTTTACTTGCATTTAAAAATTCAAGCTCTGCATCTGTTAGCCCATCTACTCCACCGCTTAGATTATTAAATAGTGCTACAAGTTCATCACCTGTAGTTGCTATTGCTACCCCAAGAGTTGATGCCATATCTTGAGCTAGTTGTTCTGATGTTTTGAAGCTGTCTATAAAGCTATCAATGTTTTCTCTTGAAGTTGCCATTGCTTCAGCTACCATCTCGATAGAATCAATATAGTTTAGTGCTTCCTCTGCGCCATCTTCAAAAGCCTGCCCTGTTACTTCTCCGAACTCTGCAACTTTAGCCATTTGCTCTTCGATTAAGTCGCCGTCTTTGGATAATAGAAGTTCGTAGTTGCTTAATTCTTTACCGTTTGCATCAAGAACGCCTGACATTTCGTATATGTATTTAGTTGAAGCCTCAATGTTATCTATGTTTCTAACAAGATAGTCTCCATAACTTTCGCCGTCTTTAAGAAGATTGTCAAAATCCTCAAAGGCTTGTGTAAGTCTTTTGTCAGCATAGAATGTTGAGCCTGTGATATCATCATACATAGTCTTCATGTCTTCGGATGCATCTTTTAGTTCAGCGGTTGAGTCAACTACAGATATAGCCCAGTCGTTTATGTATCCTTGAATTTCGGTGAAGCTACTTTCAATGCTTGCCATAAATGCAGCATGGGCTTCAGTTCCCCAACCAAGCTCTGCTGCTAAATCTTGCCCAAACGTTCCAGTATAACTAAACGGATTCTCTTCAGTTCCCATTGTCGTCATATCAGATATTACTTTTATAAGGTCGTCTGGATTACTTCTAAAGTATTCCGAGTCGATTCTTATGTTGCCACCACTCATCTCATAAGGGTTAACAATGTCTCTGCTTCCATAGTAGTCTATTATGTTTTGCCAGTCTTGCGACTGCTCAGTAAACATAGCTTGAACCCAGCCCATACGAGATTCATCAAATACATCTTGAACCCATTCGTTTTTAGCTTGAGTGAACTCTGCAGCTGCTAAGTCAACACTTAGTTTTTGAGCAGAACCGTTTTTCTCAATCGCTTCAAGTAGTGCTATTTGTTGGTCTAGTCTGTTGATGTACGCTTCATCGTTAAGCTCTGTTGTTTTAGCTTGAGATAACTCTGATTCGCTGTATGGGCTACTACCGCTACCACTACCACCGCCAGAGCCTCCTAGTTGTGCTATAATCGGTAGCACATTTGCCGCTACCATTGCAGCTGCTGGAATGTTTGCAGGGAATGGCAGTGCCCACGCTGTTGCGATTGCAGCCCAAGAAGAAGCAATACCAAGAGCTGATTGCAATGTAGTAAATGCTATTGCACCTGCCGAGCCTTTTTCAAACGCACCGACCATAGCTCCTGCCAAACTTGAATAAGCCGCCATTTCCGCATTACTTTGAGCTTCTTTTAGCTTTGCGTTGTCGGCATCAAAGTTAGCTACTATCTCTTTTTCTTTTAGTTCATCGCCTTTTGCTTCTAAAAACCTCTTTGCAAAATCCTCTTGCATCTTCATATCTTGCTTTGTATATTTAAGAGAGCCGACATGTAGTTGCTGCATAGCCTTGGAGATGTTATTTAACTCTTTTGCTCCATCGCCAAAATCAAAGTTGATATTCATACCGTTTTCAGCGAGTTCGATTTGAGCATCTATAAGCTTCTCATAGCGACCGTATATCTCATCAAGGCTATCTATTGCGGTTTTGTTGGCGTAAGCCTCGTCCAGCTCTTTTTGCTTCTCTATAATAGTATCTATCGCCATTGTTTGCGTAGCTCTTAAAGCCGACTCCGCACCTGCAACTTCTTTGTATTTTTCTATCAGACTATCGTAATGTGCAAAAGTGTCAAACGCTTCTTTTGCTAAGCCGTCAAGTTTTTCGGAGTCATTTTTTTGTACTAAGTCGTTAAGAGTGTTTTGGTAATCTTCTTGAAGTTTTATTTTCTTATCGGACTCATCTTGTATCATTTTTAGTTGCGACTGTGCGATTTCGTGTGACTTTTTGAGTCTATCTTCTTCGGCTTTTATCGCTTTTTTAGCAGCTTTTTCTTTTGCTTTTTCAGCTTCAGCTTCTTTTGTAAGTGCGGCACTTTTTGCTAATATAGTTTCGATTTCTGTTTTTTTATCAAGCGTTGTTTTCTTCGCTTCATCATTGTTTTTTTTATGTGATTTTGTACTATCGTCAAGACTTTTTGTATATCGCTTAACTAAGTCGTCAACTGTTAATATTTGCCCTTGTATGTCCTCTAAAAAAGTAGGCTTTTGGAATTTAGAGAAGTCGGCTGCGGCATTAATTAACTCTTTAGCTATAACAATTGAATTATGAAGCCCTACATAGATAGTATCAAGTGAGATTCTAAGCCCTGTCAACCCTGCCTCAAAAAGACTTATTCCTGCTCCGTCTGATGATATTTCGTTAAATGCGGATAGTAGGCTGCCAACTTCTTTGGTTATATCTACTATGTCTAAAGTTGTTTGCGATATTGTCACACCTAACGCGATAAATGGCTCCGATGTTTCGCCAATCTCCCCCCCAACTTCACTCATTATCTTTGCTAAATTTTCAGTAACTCCGCTCGCATTATTTATTTCATCTACCATTAAAGCTAAATCAGTTTTAATGTTTGTTAAAGCACCACTTACCGTTTTTGGAAGTGTTTTAAAATCAGCTTCAATTTTGTCACTCATTAGTAGCATAGCGGCAGAAACTTCGCCAGCTGTCAGCTTGCCCTCTTCGGCAAGTTTTCTAAGTGCGGTTACTGGCTTACCCATACCCTCAGCGACATAAGTCATAAGCTTTGGAGACGCTTCCATCATAGAGTTAAACTCATCTCCTCTTAGTACGCCTGAACCCATAGCCTGAGCAAACTGTAGCATTGCCGCACTTGATTCTGCCGCACTCGCTCCGCCTAGCTTAAGACCTTTAGAGAAACTATCTACGACTTCATTAACTCCTGCAGTAGTCGCACCCATTCTTTTTAGAGCTGGATCTAGTTTAGTATAAAGAGAAATAATATCAGCAAGAGGCGAGTATGAATCTTTTGAGATTTTTAAAAGTGCTGTTTGTTGGGATTTGTATTCCTCTAAGCTAGATGTAACTAATCTTAATCTTGCATTGAGCATATTCATAGTGTCGGCGGTTTGAATAAACTCTTTAGCTAATGCTCCAGCTGCAACTGTGGATAATACAACGCCTAAGCCCTTAAATGCAGATGTTGTTTGTTTTGCCGAATTCTCTGCATTACTAGAAGATTTTGAGAGATTGTCTAAGTCTTTTGTAGAGTTTTTTACATCTCTTGAATCAACCGAAATTTTAAGCGAGGCTGTGTCTTGTGCCATAATGTTTCCTATTTTGGAATTAGTAAAGATATTATAGCATTTTGAGGGTTTTCGTTATTTTGCTTCTTGTGCAAACGCCATCAAAGACCGTGCAAAAGAGTTGCTTTTTTGGATAGAACCATCGCCAAAAGGAGCTTTTTTAATTGAGTTTTTGTCTTGCAATTCGTTAACATAAGCTTGAGACATTCGTTTTATTATTAAGACTTCTTCTGCTGTTAATGATGTTTCGGTGGTGTTTATATACGCTTGTATCTCTAAAAACGATAGTGCGTTTATTCCCATTCCGTTTGATACACACCACCCTAAGTTATTAAGATGATTAAGCATATATTCAGCACCTTCTACGTTTGGAAACTCCATTTTACCTATCATTTCGCCACGAGTTCTATTTTTTTTAGGCTCGTGTTTCGGGTCTGGCGTTGCGTGATAGAATCCCGTTTGTTTTGCGTAGGTTACAAGACTTTCTCCGACTTTCTCAAAAAGTTTCCCGATTGGCTCACAAACACTAAACAGGCCTTAGAAAACTCTTGACTTTCGTTAATTGCATCTTCAAAGGCTTTTTTTGATGATTTTATAGCTTTGCCTTTATCGTCTTCAAGCCCTCTAAAGCTCTCAAATAGGCTTAGTAATAGTTCTCTATTTAATACCTTATTGTCAATCTCTTCATTTTTCTCTTTTGCCTCAATAGTTTTGAGTTGAATTGCGTGTAGAGATTCTTTACCGTGTCTTGACTTAAGTGAGTGAAATTTAACAAATACGCCTGTTTTTTCATCCGTATAGGGGTCTAAAAATTCCATTTCTAATATGACTGGTTTACCGATGTTAGATAATTTCATGAGGGTTTCCTTTTATGTTTTGTGCTATTTTAGCGTAAAAAGGATTATTGAGAGGTTAGAGAGCCGAAGCTCCCTATGTTTTATACAGTTGTTCCTGCTGCGAGGTGTTTAGTTGGAATCTCCATGAACTCCAAAGTTGCGTTATAAACATAACTTGAATCCATCGCGATAGGCATAGCTAAAGCACTAACTGCGATTTGTACAACCAAATAAGATGGATGCGGAGTTGCACCACTTGTTGGATTGTCGTTTAACTGAACTATTAGAATTCTACGAGTTTTATCTCCGTGCATCGTTCCTATTTCAGCTTGACCCGTTGCGTTCGCTGCATCGAATACAATTTGCGCTGCTACGTTGCCAACTGTTTTTGCGCCTAAAGACTTAACCATACCACCACCAAACACAGAAAGAGTGTTTACTGCATAAGTACCTAAATCAAAATCTCCAAAAGTTACAATATTTTGTATCTCTTTGCCTGCTGCTATTGCTGTTTCTATGTTAGAAACTGCTGTTACCACTGTACCGTCTGGTACTAAATAGAACTTTGTGTCGAGTCCATCGAAATTTGGAATTCCAGCCATTTGTATATCCTTATGTTTTTAATTAAATTTAAGACTCTATTAGAGTCGCCACTAAATCCGTACCGCTTGTTATAGCGATAGTTCCTGCTAAATATCTTGCAATAGAGTCAGTTCTGATTGACTTAACTGCACCTGCCGCAATACTTCCAACTGCAAAACCCGTTGAAATATCAATTATTCCAACACCTTCAACACCTAAAGTTGTTGCACCGCTTCCGTCAATTACAGGGCTTATTGCTCCCGCTGTTGGATTTCTTAAAATTAGAGTTTGTTTAACTCCATTTCTGTATGTAAAAGTGTCAAGAGTACCCGTTAGAGTTGTCTCTGTAACTGCTACCGTGCCATTTTGATTGGCGTTTGTTGCTACTATCGTTGCCATTTACTATCCTTTGTAATTTTAGATTTCAAATACAATTATATAGTATTTCTAAGAAGCTAGATTTTGATACTGAATTGTAACGGGTACGACATACCTCACACCGTCTTTTATACCAGCGCTTACATAAGACGGTCGAGAGACTTTTAAGCCGCTTGATATAACCGTACCTTGCTTAAATGCCGCTAAGATTAAATCAGCAATTTGAGCAGGGCGTATCGTTCCTTTTTCAAGTGCTACCACGACGTTGATTTGAATTAACCCACTTTTGCGCTCAACACCGCTAAACGCTTGATTTTCTGAGGGTAAGGGCATCACATAAACTTCAAGATATTCACTCGCTATTACAGCTGGCGGTTTTACATTCTCATATATTTTTTGCGGTAAATTAGCGGTTGCCGATAGTTTTGTAAATATCGCTGTTAATATTGCTTCGTGTGTCATTTTATACCTTTTATTTGAGTGAGTTTGCGACTTCTGCCATACTTACACGAGCCATTCCCTCGGGAGTTTTCGTATGGCTCCACCCGAGATATTCTATTCTGTAAGCATAAGGTAAATTATTCGTGAGAGTAAAAATATGTCCTGATGCTTTTTTGGCTATTGCTAATCCATCTCTTTTAGCTTGATTTTCTCTTCTTTTATCTTTTATTTCTGAGCTATAATTGTCTATGCTTGCAAACCAGTTGCCTCTTAGCCTACCTGATAATTCTGGTGTTTTAGCAATTACAAGGGCAGTTAATGTACTACAAACCGCTACAACCGCTTCATCAGAACTCAACCCCGCTTTTTTCGCAAACTTTGAAATATCAGCGGAGAAGCTAGACATTATTTTCTCACTTGAACTTTATATAGAATCTTATCATTTGCAGGAGCGATAATATCTACATTTACAACATCATAAATGATTGTTTCGTCTTTTATTTTATCACCTATATCTACTACATTATAAGTCAATATTTGCTTATCAGTTGCTTTTATTAATGTTCCATCAATTTGGTTATATTTATATGAAGTCATAACCCCTACTAGATTAGTTTCAAACTCAACGTTCGTTGGATTCCATTCATCACCAGAGGTTACGGTTGTTATTCTTATCATAGTTTTGCCGAAACGGTCTATAAGTGCCTTTGCGGTGGCTATTACGCCTGAATAGTCAAAAGCAGACATCTTACACCCTAACCAATTTAAGACCGCCTGAGGCAGTTAAGAACGGTGCTAGTAAAGCATTTAACTGAGTAAATGATTTTGTCTCGGTGCTATTGTCACGATATTCGATTTCAATCACGTCTATTTTTTCTCTGATAGTGGTTTTGCCAAGTGTCGGATTTAAGTCTTCGCCTGAATCAATCAAAAGACACGCTACTATTTGAGCAGTTTTAATTTCGTTTGGAACTACTGAGCTATCATATTCACATAAAACTCTTGGAAACTGCAACGGTTGCGTGGATACGGTTTTATAGCCTTTGAAATTGAGGATTTCAAGATAATCCATTGACTTAGCTATAAGAATTGATTTATCAGCCGTGACTATCGTTATGTCTCTATCTGTTGCATAAGTTGTAAGTTCTGCTTCGGTTATATAGCTATTTGTGCCGACTGTTACTGTCATATTAGTCCTTGCGTTTAGTTTAATAATCCCCTACTAATAGAGGACTATAAACTAATCTTGCATTTCCGCTTCTTTTGCTTCAATTAGTTTTTTTAGGTTTGCATTTGAAATATTGGAATCAAATTCTAAACCCAACTCTTTTGCACGGTCAATCATAATGTCACGAGGCTTTTTATCCTCTTGTTGACCTTTGACTTTCCACCCCGCATTTAGCCAACCATTTAAATCGACAGCGTGTGCAACTTGCGCCTCTTCTTTACCTTTGACTACAATTGCATAAGGAGCCATATTAAGCTCCTTTCACAATATAAGCGGAAAGTGTTACGCCTGTAGCCGTTGAACCTACTTTCGTTACTGTTAGTTTGTAGTAAGCCGCTGATGTGCTACCTGTTGCATCAACTACTTGACGAGTATTGAAAGCTACAAGTTTTGCGCCAACAACATTTACAATGTCATTTGTTACGGTGTAGTAAGTCCCACCGCTTGCAGTAGAAGCTAACAACTCAACGGTGTAGTAGTTTGAAGCGTCAAATGTTCCCGCAACTGCTGTTACATCAAGCATTAAGCCTAAATCTTCTTCGCCAGCTCCGATAGACAAAATGTTTACCGCTGTTGTTGAAGCTGTTGTTGTTACCGCTGTTGAAGCGGCTATTTTTAACTCTGTGTCTGGTGTTCTATTAAATCTTCCCATAATTTATCCTTTGTTTTGTGTATGTTCTAGACTATGTAATGATACATAATCACGAAACCATTGAGGCAGCTGTAAAGCCCGACAATCTGCCTGCGTTATATTGACCTTGAATAGCAAGAGCCAACAACCAATCTACCTGATATGAATCGATTGAACCTGATGAAGTTGACTTAGAAGTCATACCCGCCGTACCGCTCAACATTGAAACTTTATCAATATCAAGTGAAGTTAAGAATAATGATGATGTTGAGCCACTTTCGCCAAAGCCTAAAATCTTAGCGTTTAAGTTGTTTCTGTCAACTGTAATGATAGGAATATCTCCGTATCTTGCAACAGGAACACCGAACTCATTTTTATCAAAAGTTACTAAGCTTTCGCCGTACTGATTGATATAAAAAGGCACCATTTTATCAGCAAAAATTACTGAGTTTGTGTCAACGTCCGTGTTCCCGATAAGTTCATCAAGCTTAGCACGGGATAAAGCACCTCCACCGTTAGCAACTACATAGCCTTTTTCGATACGCCCTGCTACCGTCGTAGGGATTTGAGCCTTAAGACCATCAAAAGCAGTGATGTCACTTGCACTTGAACCATTAAAGAAGTCATTTACGATTTTCAAGCGGATAGCTTTCATTTGTGACTCTTGTTTTTTCATTACGACTTCCATTCCTAATTGAGAAGCCATTACGCTGTCAACTTGGATTTTGCCACCGTAAACTTTTAACGCTTCTTGCATTTGCTTAGTTTCGCCAGATGATGCTGTATAATCAGCATTTAATGCACGAGTTGAAGCGGTTGGTAGAGTTTTTTCTTCATTCCATCCATAAGAGAATGAGCCTCCGAAAGTATTAAACTGCATTGCGCCAAAAAACGCATCAGTCTCTAAAAAGTTTTGGATAATCGTATCCGACATATTATCGCCACGAGATACTGCGATTTTTTGAAGTTCTACTAAATTCATTTATCTTTCCTTATCTTTGTAAAAGAGCTTTTTGTTTCTCTTTGAATGTTTGAGGTGGTTTTGTATTACCGCCTGTGTTATCGTTCCCTTTATCGTTTGTACCAGTCGCTTTTGAGCGAACGAATTTTGCTAAGTCTTTTTTCAAGTCATCTAAGTCCTTAGTGTAAGATACTTCTTTGCCTTCAATTTTGACGAAGTCCTGAGCGAAACGAGCTATAATCTCTTGCTCTAAAGAATCACTTGTTAAGCTAGAAGCCAACTCACGAAGCATTAAATCACGTTTGGAGGATGCAATCTCTTTTTCAAGATTCTTAAAATCTGTCTCATATTTCAGTCTCTCTCCCCTATCTTTTTCGGAAAGTTCTTTGTATTTACCCTCAGATTCAAGCTTTTGACGCTCTATCTCATCCCTTGATTTTTCAAGCTCACTTAGTTTAGTTTTATACTCTTTTGATTCATCGCGAACCTTTTTAAGTGTATTTTCCAACTTAGAAACATCTGGGAATTCTCCCTTAATTTTCAACTTATAGCCATTATCTGACTCTTCATAAAATCCGTGTAAAGCAGTATCAATACTCTCAAGATTTTCAACTTGTAATTCTAGCATTTAATAACCTCGCGTTATTGTATTTGCAGTATCGCACCGCATTACTGAAATTATACAATAAAAACAACTATAATAATTTGCCAATGCTGTTTGCAAACTCTAAAGGGTCTTTTGCTTGTTTTGTTGCATTACACTCTTTGCAAGTAACAACTAAGTTACTAAGCGTATGTTCCCCGCCTTTTGACAAAGGTATATAGTGGTCAATATGTACCTTTGTATTTCTAAAAGAAATACCACACCAATAACAGATTGTTGCGTTTTTTTTAAGGTCTAAAAGTTGATTATTTGTAACATCCCCTTTTTTTGTAATTGAACGTCGTTTATGTCGTGCATTTGTACTTACAGCAACACCCATTGGAGTTTTATAATAATTCTTTTTATACTTAGAATATTTATTTTTATTTACACGTCTATACTCTTTTTGCTTTTTAACAATAACTTCTTTATGATTTTCTCTATATGTTTTTTGTTTATCAGATATTTTTATCTTGTTTAATTGATAATATAATTTATCTTTTAATTTTAATTCTTCTATGTTTTTCTTTCTGTATTGTTTCTTATATTTAGATATTTCATCTTTATTTTTTTTATTATTTTCAATAATTTTATGCTTATTTTGAAGTCTATATTTTCTGGAACATTCTTTACATTGGCACCTATGCCCACTTTTTATATATTTATCTTTAGAAAAATTATCTAAACTTTTAATCTCTTTACATTTAGAACATGACTTTGTGAAGTGTGATAGTAATAACATTTGAAGCACCCCTGCTTATTAATTTAGTAGAGAGTTAGCAGGGGTTGTGTAACTCCCTACTAAAACAATAACATCACTATTGTATCATAACTCTTTTTTCTTTAACTCATCAAGTGTATAAAACTTTCCGCTTTTATCTACAAATTTTGTTATCGGCTCTCCAGTTTTTCTGTATAATTTTGCTCTCTCTATCCCTAACACTTCATTTTGGAACTCTGCATTTTGGCGTTTTAAGAAGTCGTTATAATCCCAACTATCTGGCACTTGTCCGAACTGTGAGCTTTGAGTGCTTTTAATATCTAAATCATATTCTTTTTTTAATACTGCTACCCTCACGCTCCTACACGAAAAATGTGCAGGAACCTGTTGCCCCTCTCCAAACTTGAATATTTTTCCTGAATTTAACATACATATAGCGGTGGTTCGTGAGTCAAGCGTCGATAAGTATTTTTCTCCGATAAACAAATGGTCATACTCTTTAAAAGTTTCACTTCTTGCAGTAGTTGCGATATGATTAGTTAATGTTCTGACTACTGCCTCTGCTTGCTGGCGTGTGCGGTTATTACTAAGATATTGAATGTTATTTACTATCTTATCGGTAGTCAAGCCCTCAGCTATACCTCTTCTTATCTCACTCTCTATATCTTTGTAGTGTGCATCGCTGAAAGTCTTAATCACATCTTCAATCGTCTGTTTGCCTTTCACTCCTTGCAGTTGCATAGTGGAAGCCATAACCTCGGGCAAAAGTACCGCTGCATTAATGCCACCAGATATAACAACACTTGCAGGGGTTGCACCGTCTAAAACTTTGAGTGAAAACTCGCTTTCATAAAGTGCTAAATCTTCAAAGAGTTTAGGATTGATTGCACCGTTGATTGTAGTGTCGATAATTATTTTAATATCTCTGAGCAAGTATTCAAGTCTGGCACTCTCAAAAGTGTTAGAGTTTGTGGATAGAAGTTTTGCGGATATATCATCTCTCATTTTTTTAAGTTCTGGCAGGGCTTCTTTGTATAGCGAAGAACTGTACCGATTTAAATATATCTGGTGTTTTATAAATGAATCTTCTATGCTTTGTGGCATTATACTAACCCACCACCACTCTCTTCGGCTTCCGCATCTATGTCTTCATCTGTTCTATCTTGAGCAACTACATCAGAATTACGCAAATTTCTTCTTACATCTTGCATAGCTAAAACTCCTCTGTCTAATAATAGAATTTGAGCCGAAATATCTTGAGGGCTTAGTTTCATATCAAATAATTGTCTATTAAGAATATAAACAACTTCTCCAGCGTTTGCCCCGACAAATGCAGCACAATCTTCTAGTCTTTGTTCAATAGCTCTAGATACATTCCCAACAATATCCAAAATGACCGAAGTTTCTCCACTCGCTTTAGTTCTTACAGCTTCAGCGGTCTCTGCTCTCGTTCCAACTTGAATTAATTTAGCACCGAGCATAACTAAAACATCCTCTTTATCTTTCATCGCTTTAGTTATCATTTGATTTTCGGACGGTTGTAAAAGACCTGCTTGACCATCTTTCGGTAAAACAAGCATTGCGCCTGTGCCGAATGGGATATAGTTATTCGGATACATTTCTGTCATATATTGCTTATCAATATTGTTTATCCACGGTGTCACTTGCATCTTTTTAAGCATCAACTCATTTTCTGCGCTATTTTGATAATGACCTTTTGTTACATGCACGATAGGATAAAGAGGCGGTTCGTCCACGTCTGGCGAGTTATCTAAGCTTCCGATTATTGTAAAAGGAATATAATTAAACTTTGAGCCATCAGCCTTGGTTGGATTCATCAAGGGAGTTAAAACATTTCCCTCTTCATCTTTAACTTCAACTGCATAGAAACCGTCTGTAATAGTTAGATATTTATATACATCTTTTTTAACAAATAGAACAACGCTGTCAAGATTTCCGCTTTCATCCTCAGTCCAGTCGATAATATTTTCCGCTGTGTAGGTCGTAAGCTTTGCCAGTTTTGTTGTTGAATTCACATCTGCAAATAATCCGTGTCTGCCGACCATCGTCACATTTGACATGCACACCTTAGCGACTTGTTCAAGAGATTTTCCAGCTCCGTTTGCGTTTAGTAACATATATTCTAGTTTTGAAGGTAGTTCAACTTGTGCTTCTTTTGCAAATACAGGAGCGGCAAGCCCTTTGAGCGTGTTTTGAGGAAAATTATAATAAATAGCAGATTCTTTAAAATCTAAATTTGTTCTCATATCTTCGGGGCTATTTCCAAATACAATATTATGGAGATACTCCTGAACTTCCATTCTACCCTTAATGAAAGTGCGAATCATCTTCCAGTATTTTAAATTGTAGTCATAGTCTGGATGGTTTTCAATCATTATAAAACCTTTTTTTGTAAAATTATAGCATTTATCTTCAACGGATAAATCCGCCTTTGATATGCTCGTAAACTTTATTTGGAAAACGGACATTAGTATAATATCTCAAAGCGGTAGTTATATGCTGATAATCACTATCCGCCTCTTGGAATGCAGAACCATTTTTTAAAGTTGTTGTACTAAGCCCCTTGTCTGAATATTTACACTTTGGATTAACAAACAATCTTCTTTCGTTGTTGGCATTCATTATGCGACTTCTAAGACTATTTTGCCCGTCCACTATCGCACCGTTACTAAGTGGCACTCTGTCCGTAACTGTCCAGCCATTATCTCTAAGAACTTGCTTAATATCAGTCCAGTTTGAATCTTGAGCGTGTTTCTCTCCTGCTCTACCACTTGCGTCCCCATAAAGATGCACCTGTTTAATTTTTGAGTCTTTATATCGCGTAACAAACTCTAAAGCTGCATTTTTAGCCACAGCACTCTCTAATATAATCTCATCTACTACATAACTGATATCTTCATACTCTTGAATAATTGCAGAGCTTAGAGGCGTATAGTTGAAGTCGTGTGTCCAAATAATGTGACGGTTTTCGTCATAGGTTTTATTAGTGTGGTTTTCTTTTGAATAATCTTCATAAACTCTACCCGTTGCAGTCTCAAAAGATGCCTCATACTCTTGTTTATATTGCTTTGGACTCATGTGTCTTTTTGCGGCTTCAATTGTTTTAGCTGGTAAAATTTCCGCACTCGTCCACTGATACGCTTTCCAGTCGGGGTCGTTTGCTGTTGATGCGTAAATAAACATATCGTAATAGTGATTTAATCCATCTGGTACACCTATTAACCAACACCACGCTTGATAATCTGGGCGCTGAGGGTTAAATGTATCAAGGGCAGGGGCAATGTGTGCTTCCCACGCTGAGGGTTTAATATCTGCGATTTCATCAATAACTCCACCACTCCAAAATGACCCCTCTATTCGTTCTGGTCGGTCAAGTCCTATCAGTGATATTTTAGTTCCGTTGATTAATTCAATAAACATTTCCGTTTCTGATGTTCTACTTATTGCACCCTGAGGAGTAAGAGCTTTAATGTCGTTCCAATAAATCTTTTTAACTTGAGGAAGTGTCGGTGCAGCTATAAAATAAGACTCATCAGGATTTTTTAACGCTTGTTTGACTATATATCGTTTTGCTCTTTCAGTCTTACCACTTCGGCGACCTGCTGGAACTACTTTAAAACGAATATCATCGTGTACTAAATCTAATTGAACTTGAAGAGGTTTAAGAGGGTACCATCTTTTTAAATTCTTTGCTGACATATACTCCATTAGTCTGGCAGTGCCTCAAAAATAGCTTTTGTTATTTCATTTGGAGTTAAATTTACTTGATTTGCATTTGTTAGACTAATGTCTTGTTTTGGAGCGTGTCTATCGGCTACTTTTAGAGTTATGGCGGCTTTGTCGATTGCGTTCTGAATATTAAGATAATCATTTGAGCCTAGCGCAACTTCTTCTAAATTTTGCACACCGTTACCGACACTAACTTTTTCAAGCTTCTTGTTTTCGTTTAAATGTTTTGTCATTTGTACTAAATTTAACTGAGTTGCGTTTGATATTAAACCATTGTTAAATACTTCATTTTGGGCAGTGGTCATAATTGCGGTCATTTCTTCATCTGAAAGGTGGGCTTTTGCCGATAATAGCGAAACTTGGGCATCGACCAATTGCCCATTTTTTGACTTTTCTATGCCCTGTGTGAGTTGGCTTACTTTACCTTTAGAGCATATATACTTTTCTGCTAAATCTCGTTGGCTATACCTGCCCGTTTTCCAATCTGCAATAAGATTAAGTTCGTCTTTATCTGTTAGTTTCGCCATATACTACTCATCCCTAATAAAATCAAAAATATCAAGCTGATGCCCGTGCGCCATTGACTTAATCTTAAACGCCTTTAACTCATTAAGCGGTATATCTTCATAAAGTGATGTAAGCTCAACCTGAAAATGGTATAAGCGTGTTGCTTCAAGATGCCCGATAACTGCTGACCTGCACATCTTAACTCCTTGTAGCTCTTTTAGTGCCATTGCCAAAACTTCTATACTCTCGAATATTGAATATAAATCATAATAAACGTCAAGTATATCGATATCTTTCATTTCAACTCTTTATTCCATCGCCTGTTTTAATGCAACTTGGCTTAAACACCCTTTGCATCAATGTCTTGCACTTACTACAATGTTCCGCCCTATTACTTTCACTCATCATCTTTGTTATTACTGTTTCAGATTTGCACTTTTGGCAGCTATAAGGGTAAAACAATTTTCATCCTTTATTATTTAAAGTTTAAAACTGCATAGGAAAGGATGAGCAAACCTATGCAGATGTAAACTTTAAAACCTCACTCAAATAGAGCAAGGATATCCGATATTATACCACAATTACTCTAAAGTTACTACCCATATTCCGCCTTTGTCTTCTATTTCGTATCTATATTTGCTATTACAGGTTACGCTTATAATCCCCGACCAGCTTGAATGTAAAGCAACATTTACACTATCGCATTTATATCCATAAGCTTTTATAAGCTTTTGAGCAGTTAAAACCTGACTTGCCGTCAAATTGCCTTTAGTCTCAGCGAATAGACTTATGCAAATCGCTACTATTAATATTACTTTTTTCATATCTTTCTCCTCATTAAATTCTCATATCATTCATTACCAGTTAAAGTAACAAACCACTTAGCTCCATTACAAAAAGGCTCTCTTTTGCATATCTATTGCGTACCGTCGGCATCAGCTGCTAGCCAAGTGCCGTCATTTAGTTTTTTTAGCATCTACTACAACTGCATCGCCATTAACCCACATATATACTCTTTTACACTTAGAGCAAACATTAAAATTAAGCTCCATATCTAGCCCTTGCACAAAGTTTTCATCTTCATCATTTAGTTTTTCTTCAACGTTATTCTCATAAGGCTCACTATCCTGAGAAAAATCATCAAGATACACACTACTTAGAGTAATTAATCTATTTCCACATTCACACATTTTTTTGTTCTCCTCTTATTAAAATATCTCCGTACCACATAACTTCTAACTAAACTAATCACTGTAAACCAAGCACCTATGAGCAAGTTCTCACTTAAAAGGTATGTTTATATCAAACAGCGGAAAAACTATCAGCTGTGACGCTATTGCAACCGTGTAGCCTATTAGAATGTTTGTTATAGATTCTAATAGGCTCTGCGTGCGGGTTTGCATTAATCAACTCCCATTAGGCTATAAACACAAAGTAGCATTATTTTTCATTCTTTTTGATTTTGCAATCTTTACTATTAGCGTCGCAACACTTGTCCCGCTCTCTTTAAACACACCCTCTTCGACTTCTATTATTTCAGCATTATTGTTTTCTAAAAACTCTTTAAATGCTAGTTGTTTTTTTTGTGAGCCTCGTTTCCAACTAGTAGAAGTAATACAAACTAAAATACCGTTCTCATTTAGACATTCATACATTTTCATAAAATGCTCAATATCTTGATTTTTTGTGAAAGGTGGGTTCGCGATGATTCTATCGAATTTTATTTTTTCATCATCTTCTAAAAAATCTTCGCCTATATAATTTAAAGATAGATTTTTTTTATTTAAAATATCTCTATTTTGAGGCATTAGTTCATAATACGAAACAGTTATGTTTCCTATAAGGTTGTGAATTGCTTCAATGATAGCACCTTGACCTGCGCTTGGTTCTAAAATAGTGTGGTGTGATTCTATTTCTGCTAAACCAACAAGTCTGTTTGCTAATTTGCTTGGTGTTGCAAAAAATTGAAAATCTTTTTTAAGATTTATTTTTTTACCGCCTAATATATCATCCAATAAAGGTTTAGGGTCGTGAGCAAAAACAAAAGCTTGTGTTTTTCCACTTTTCCATTTTCCACCTATGTCCTCTAATGCCTTTTTAATATCAACATACTCAGCTCTATCTAAAGTTATATTCGGTAGGCTTAAACTATTTTCATTTACTATTGAATTTTTTAAAATCTCTATTGTTTTTTCAGTCATTTTGTTTATCCTTTTTGTTTTTGTTGTAAAGTTTGCTATATTCCGAAACAGTCATACCACTATTTTCTTTTATGAACTTAATCATTTCAGTAGTGAGACGCATTATTCTTTTACCTCACTTTCTAAAACTTCAATCAAAGCCATATCAAAAGCTATTACTTCGTCAATCATCTCTTTTGTCATAAGCCTATGCGGGCAAGTCTGTTTTTCTTTTATGTTTATTTCTAGCAAATCTATCAAATGTAAAATTTGCTCTTCAGTTAGTTTCATTTCGTTCCATCCTTTTTTTAACTTCAATATTGTAATCACTATTAGCTTAAAACTATATAAAGATTATATAACTTTAGTTATAACCGCTTCTATCTTTTATACCACCCATTAAGTTTTGGACTTTTTATTTTCAATCATCTCACATCATCCAAAGCATATCTTCCAACAATAAGCTGATGCAGCTCTGTTAGTTCGTTTTGGCTCAGTTGGTTGAGCAACTCTATGACTTTTGCTTTTATGTCGTCTCTGTGCATTTTAGTTCTCTTCAATGATAATTTTTTGATTTTTAATAATACTTTTTATCATCCAGTCGTAACCCATAAAACCGCTTGACATTTTTCTATATTGTGTTGCAGTTTTATTGTCGATTAATTCTACTTTTACTGAAGCACCCCACCCATCACCAAAATTATAGTAAAATGATTTATCTATAATCTCACTTATTTTTTCATTTTTAAATTCAGACTCTTTAAATTTTCTAATGGCACAGTAAAAATTACTTTCTCCACTAAATTTACCATTCCAAGAACCACAATTTGGCATACTTATTACAAATGCTAATGTTTTCATCTTCAATCCTTTTTTTATACCCTAATTTTATCAGCTTTGAAAGTTAAACGCTATGATGCACATCAAGAGTTTTAAAGTATTCTCTAATTTTATCGCTAACCGTCCCAACCTCAACCACTCTGTTATCTTCGCACTTTCTACAAGTATGGCGATGTCCGTCTCTTGACTTGTAGTTTTCTCTAAACTGATAGAACCTCTTTTGCTTTTTGCAGACTTTGCAGGTTTTGCAGTTTGTCATCTTATCTCCCTAGCATTTTTTTAATTTCATAGCTTATCGCTGGTTGGTTGCTGTATTTTTTCATATTGTTACCGCTTCCATCTTATACTCTGTTATTGTCGGAGCAGCTCCATATTTGCCTTTGTTGTTTTGATAAACTATTAGAGCTTCACTACTCGCTGAAATAGTCCGCCCGTTTTGGTCTAAACATAATTCTAAACTAAACAATGTCTCATCTTGGCGGTTTTTAGTACATATAAGGCGTCTTTTACCGTCTTTATCCATTACATAGAACAAAGCGATATCTGCATCATACTTTTGGTCTCCTGAGCCTTTAAAAGCTAATCTCTTGCTCTTTATGTCGTCCTCGCCCATCTGATTAATCAAAAAGATGATTACTTCTTGCTTTTGAGCCAACTCCGCTAACCGTTTTGAAATCATTGAAAACTTTTGATAGTCTTGCATTTCACCTTTTGCGTCTAACTTCATTTTGGAATCAATTGTAAAAAACTTTACTCCGTCTCTGGCATATAAAATTATCTCATTGCATAGTGTGTCAATATCTCTAGAATCGTTGTCTATAATTAGGTTATCCCATTGCACATCTTTTGTGATTAGTTTCTCTAGCCTCTTAATTATTCGGGTATCTCCCATCTCAAAATTAAAAAATACAGATTTGTTATAGTTTGCTATGTTTGTGAGAATTTCTAATTGCAGATGAGTTTTGCCCGCTCCACTTTCTCCAGCTAACTGGATAAAAGTTCCTATTTCAATTCCGCCAAAGAGTTTATAATCAAGAGCTGATATACCAGTTTCATACCTCGGCACTTTTGGTTTACTTTCAACTCTTCTCTTTAGCTCTCTTGCTGACAATCCAGCTCTTGTTTGAGAAATAGAAATCATATCGAGCATTTCAAGTTTAACCTTATATAGTTGCTTTTTTAAGTCTATGGCTAATATGTCGTCTTCATCTCGTGTTGCTTTGTCTATTTTATAAACTAAGTCCGTTTGTGTTGATTTTAGTTGCTCAAATGTTTGTTTCATTCTTATATATCCCAATGGCTTTTTAAGCTAACTTTTTTAAGAGAGCCGTAATATCTTTGAAATAAGTGTCTGCTGAATGGATTTGCAGTCATTATCTCCAACATCTGATTTGTGAGGGTTCCGTTTTGTGCCATAGCCTCGGTTATAAACTCTTCTTGTACGCTTAATCCTAGCGCTCTATTATGATTAATTTGTTTTGCTACTAACCTATGAAATTGGTTTTTAAAGGTTTCTTCTTTTAGCTCCAAAGTATTAAAATAATTTTCATCTTCTTTTTGATGATGTGCAAACAAGATTGTAGATAGTAATGATTTTTCAATGCTGTATTCTAGGTTTGTCATTTCCAACCTCCGTTAACTTCTTGATTTTCATTTTTACCCCATTTATCATAAGCCATTTTAAAGTTCTTATACTTATAATCTTTCATTACGCAACTACTCTCAAATTCATAGTAACTCATACCTGTACAAGATTTTATATATTCAGATAGTCTTGTTTTATATTCATAAGATAAACTATCAAAAGATTTTTTAGTATTTAGCGTGAAGCTAAATGGAGTATTATCTTTATCTTTATCTTTATCTTTATCAGGGTTCTTTGGGTTAGACTTTAACCCACTGGGTTTATTTGGGTTTGGTCTTCCCCCTTTTAACCCATTCGCTTTATTACGCTCACAAACTGCCTCATATTCGGCTTTTGCACGGTCTATATTGTTCTTAAACGGAGTAAAAATTGCTTTCATTAGCCCAGTTAAAATCTCTTCTTGATTTAGTTCATAAGCTCTAATTGCTTTAAAAAGTTGTCCTGATTGTTCGTCCGTTAACTCATCTAGTACATCTAGTGAATCGGTATAAAGTTTAAATGATTTTTTCATTGAGAGCCAACTTGCATATAGTCAAGAAGTTTTTTTACACCTCTTTGTGCTTGCTTGCCTCTTGGTATCCATTTGCCTGTACTTGGGTAAAAGTCAATAGTTTCTAAACCATTATAAACAATTAAGTGTATTCCATTGTTTTTAGACTCATAATCTATTCCCATTTTATCAAGCAACACAGTAGAAAATTCTTGATTAGAAAGCTTCTTCTCACGACTTATTTTTTTCATAAGTTCGTATGTTTCTGATAGTTCACTCATTTTATAGCTTTCGAGATTTTTAAATTTAAGAGGGAAGAAGTGAGGTCTCAATTCGCTTCTAGCACTTATGAAAAGTAAACTCTTAACGGAGCGTCATAGACACCCGTGGAATTGAGACCCCGTTAAAAGTTTGGCGGCGATAGAAAGATATTATCTCTCAATCGCTGTTTGTATTATAGCATAAAAGAGTTAAGAACTCTAATGCGGATGTGTCTTTTTTTCTATTTTTATTTTATAAATCATAGGCTATTAGTTGACCTGTAAAATCAACATAAGATTTTTTCCCACAAACGGTGCATTTAAAGAAAACTAATCTCTCCCATGATGGCTTATTGTTCCCGTGAGTATATTCAAAATCATGTCCGTGTCTTGATGTCATAGAGCAATACTTTTTACCTAAAAACTTTACTTCTATTTTTCGCCATAGTAATTCAAAATAAGTAATCTCACACCTCCAATCTATACTCAGCAATATAACTGCCATTGTCGATATTAACTTGCTTAGACTCAATATTGCAGCCGAATCTTTTTAAATCGCTTATGCGGCTCCTTAAGTTATAACCAAATCCAAATTTCGCAGCCTCCAAACAAGTTAGACTTGCACCTGTTTTTAGATACTCTAATATTTTAGAGTTTTGCGAATCTGTTTTGAAGCTTTTTATAGTTCCTTGCATTGTTCATCCTTTTTTTATGTTGGTTATTTCTCAATCTTCAGAAACTTATCGTGCTTCTCTCTAACTAAAGAGTCAACACAATGACTGAATGAGGTAAAGTTATATGTGTCTTTAAACTCCTTATATTTTTCTTTTGTCTCGGTTTTTAGATTAACCGCATATACTTTTTTTTTCATTTTGTTCCTTTTGTTTTTATAATTATACATACCTTAAACTTAAAACTTCTTTATATAATGAATATATAATGATTAAGTTTGATTTTATATAAATGAGGCTATAATTTCTAACTTCAAAAAAAGGATGAAAATGGAAAAGCACGAACACGACCTCAATAAGTTTGAGAAAAAACAAGAGGATATGAGAATATCTTTTGAACTTTTAGTTGATAAACTTGATGGAGATTTTGTACAGCTTAGTAATATGATTGACAAAATCAAGAAGCAAGCGTCTAATTGTGATGGGTACGATTTTACAGAAGATGTAAAAATTTTAATAGAGGATATGATATGAAAGACGAGTTTGATTTGATAATGTCTTTAGAGGGCAAAGTGATAACATATAACGGAAAGGTTTTAAAATGAGTGATACTTTTAAAAAGTTAGCGGCATTAAATGTCAATGATAAAACAGAAAAAAAAGGGCAGTTTACCTATTTGTCTTGGGCTTGGGCTTGGGACACTTTTGTGCAGAACTACCCAGATGCTACTTATGAGATTGTAAAAAATAGCAACAACTTGCCATACTTCCAAAGTGATGCGGGCGGAATGGTTTATACTAAAGTAACAGCGGGTGGGATTACACACGAAATGTGGTTGCCGATTATGGATTTCAAGAATCAGGCTAAACAGAACTTTGATATGATGGATGTAAATAAGGCGGTGATGAGATGTTTAGTTAAAAATTTTGCAATGTTTGGCTTAGGTCTTTATATATACGCAGGAGAGGATTTGCCAGAGGAAGTTGTCACGCTAATTGACATAAAACAAATCGGCATATTATCAGGATTAATTACTGCTACTAATACAGACATTCAAGCCTTTTGCAACGCTTATAAGATTAAAACCGTATCTGAACTGAATGTTAATTTATTTAAAAAAGCTTTAGAACAGTTACAATCTAAGCTCAAAAAACAAGGGGATGTTAATGCAGTTAAAGACGATTCAAACTAAACTAGAGACTGCAACCGTTGATGAAATTCAGGCTATTCTTGACCGAAAGGTTGAGGCAGTCGGAGCTAATCAAACAGCGGATTATATCGGCAGGGCGGTTGATAATATAGATAATGGAATAAACCGCATTGACGATGCCATAAAAGAGCTACAAGCGATTAAAAAAGATATGCAGAGCCAAAGTGAGGTTATTAAAATCGGAGCGGCTAGATGGCTCTCAGAGTGTGGTATAGATAAACTTCAAGGCGATAGAATTTCGAGTATAAGTGTATCTGATAAAAAAGAGAGCATTAAGTTAATAGTTGAAGATGAAGACAATGTTATCAATGCAGGGTATTTTAAAACCGTAATTGATAGTGTTGCTCTGAAAAATGCTTTAGTTTCAGGAGTGGACATTGACGGAGTGAAGTTAGAGATTGTACATAATGAGCCGAGCTTGAGAATTAATAAGCGTAAAGCAAAATGATACTCGAATTTATAAAAACTTTTGACAACAAACTTATGGCAGCCGATAAAGAGTGTTTTGATAAGATAGACGAAATCAAAGCAGGTAAAAGCATATTTGTTGAGTATAAGCCAAAGCGTAACTATGAGAATCATAAACGCTTTTTTTCTATGCTTAAGCTAGTTTTTGACAACCAAAGTTTTTATAAAGATATGGACAATATCCTCGAAATAATCAAGTTTCGCTCAGGGTATTTTGATACAATAATAACACATAAGGGAGCTAAACATTACAAAACAAAGAGTATTAGTTTTGATACAATGGACGAGGAACAGTTTAAAATGTTCTTTAGCAAGGCGATAGATGTAGCTTTAGAGCTTATTCCAATGGATAAGCAAGAGCTAGAAGATATGATATTAAGATATGTTTAAAAAGGAAAAATAAAGATGTCACTACCCACTATATCAGTTGTTGGTAATTTAAAAAGAATTGAAACGAAATTCACACAAAGCGGTAAACAAGTAACAAGCTTTCAAATTGAATGTGCAGAAAAAAATACAAAAGGCGAGTATCAAAACTTGTACTTAAAAGGCGAGTGCTGGGACAAACAAGCGGAATTTGTAAACCAATATTTCAGAGAGGGAAGCGTTGCTATTGTTACGGGGAAACTCTATACTAATGTTTATGAGAAGCAGGACGGAACTAAGGCTTATGAAACAAAACTATTATTTCCAAGTGTGAGTTTTGCTCCAAAAGAGAAGTCGGATAATCAACCTCAACAACAAGCTACTCAACAAGTTCAACAGTACCCACAAAACTATAACCAGCACACTGCTTATAGAGAGCAGCCGAAACAAATGCCAGATAGAAGCTGTTTACCAGAGATTGATATCGACGATTCTCAAGTCCCTTTTTAAGACAATGATGAAGTTTACAAAATGTAAAATTTGCAAAAATGAATTTGTAAAAACTAGACCGCTGCAACCTACTTGCACTCGCTATGAGTGTATGGTAGATTATGCAAACCAACATCTAAGTAAAAAGGTAAAAGAAAAAAAGAAGCAAGACAATAAAGCCAAAAAAGAGTTTAACCAAAATGATAAAGTCTATCTTAAAGAATTAGCTCAAAAGGTTTTTAATACTTATATACGGATGAGAGATAAAGACCTCGCCTGTGTAAGCTGTGGCACTACCAACGATATACAATATCACGCTTCACACTTTAAGCCTGTTGGAGGATATAGCTATTTAAGATTTGATGAGAATAATGTGCATAAGTCTTGTAGCAGATGCAATTCTCAACTTGCAGGGAATCTAATCCCATATAGAGAGGCTCTTATTAAAAAGATAGGCATTGAAGAGGTCGAGCGATTAGAGCAACCCAATCAAATAAAGACTTGGAGCGTTGAAGAGTATCAAGAAATTATTAGAAAATATAGACAAAAAACAAAAGAGCTAAAGTTATAACCTAAATTATATAAACTTTATATAACTTTAAGGTTGATTATATTATACTTTTGGAATAAGAGAGGTTATCGCCTCTCTAGGTTTTTTTAACTTTTATAATAAAAATCCCTAAGGGTAGAGTTTGCACGGCTTCTCTATAAAAAAGAAATGCGTAACTTTTGATGAAGTAGTGGAAGTGGCAGAGTAGGTTACAGCTTCCTAACAATCTAAATTAAAAAGAGCTAAGACGAGTGTGTAATGCGTCAGTAATGCTACTACTTCACAAAGAGTTAAATATGAAGACTGTAACTCAGCGGTAGAGTATCGATAGTCGCAGGTTCAATTCCTGCCAGTCTTCACAAAGAGTTAAAATCAACACACCAACCTTGCATACGACTGGTGTGTTGATTCTATATAAAACTTTAACAAAAAAGGATTAAAATGAGAAAAATGAAAGCTTCAATGGCTCTATATTTGTTTTTAATATCAATAGCTATAACAAGTACCGCTGCTTGGGTAACTCATGTTGTTTACTGTATCCAAAATCAAGAGTATTTGTTTCTTATTGCGGGTGCTTTAGTTGCCCCAGTCGGAGCAATACACGGTTTTGGACTATGGTTTGGTATTTGGTAAAAAAGAATAGTCAGGATATTTTCTTGACTATTTAACTTTCAACAAAGCACATCAAATTCTTAAGATGCGTAATGGTGTGCTTTTAGAGAGTTATAAATTTGATTGGAAGGGCTACTATGAAGAAAGTTATATGTAAAGCAGATTGCTAGAGCTTTAAATTAAAAAAAAAGGATTTCAATGACATTTGAAAAATTTGAGTTTCAAGTAAGAGAATTATTTATAAAATACGGCAAAACCTCAGAAAAAGATAATTGGTTTCTTGTAGAAATCAGTTCCACGCATAAAGATAAGGCTGTTACCTTGACTATATTAGATAGCGGAGATAGACTAGCATATCGTGCTGAAAATCTTGAATTTGCTTTTATGGAAATTCTATATAGATTGAATGATTATTTTTCAGGAGCAAATAAGGCTTTTGAATTTTATAACAAATTTGCAAAAAATGGAAGCTACGAAGAGTAGTTTTTAGTTGCCGAAAGGCTAACCGCACGCTCTATGAAGCTATGAGATATATTTTGTAGTATTAGTAGGTCTCATTCACTATAGTTGAGTAGAGCGTTTCAAAGATTTATAAAACCACGCTGTTTTCCTCTTTCTCGGTGTGGTGTTATAAGTTTTTAGCTTAAAGGAGAATAAAATGAGTAAGCAAATAGCAATAAGAGCATTTTTTAGCTACATTGGATATGACAATGATGGGATAGAAATATCCTACGGGGACGGAGAGCTTTCTGGGAAAGACCTTAGTAGAGTTAGAGAAGCTTGTTTAGAGGATGCAAAAATACATAATAAGAATGTGGCAAGAATACACTTAATAGCTGTAACTCCGTTAGAGTTTAAGGAAGAACGATATGAACCTAAAAACACTAAAATATGAGTTTGTAAAACAGTTGCTACTTATTAACCCTGCTTTAACGGTCGGGCAAGTGGCTAGAAAGATACGTCAAGCGAGAGGGTATTGAAATGACACGAGAAGAAGCGAAAATATGGAATAGATTGGCTGTAGTTTTTGAAGACCATATTGACAAAATCTATGATGATTTAGAGCATAGAACTTGTGAAAATTGTAAGCATAGAATGAATAAAGGTAAAAATGCCGAACTTTGTTTATATGGCGACACAAGAGAATTTATGTGGATACCAAAACATATTTTTAATAGTGGCTGCAACAAAATGGATAGATTGAAGGAGATATGATGGTTGAGACATTCACTGTAGTCATTATAGCCTTAGCCATTGCTGGAATAGCAATTACTGTACGTGATACGTATAAAGAAGATTAATGAAAGGAGATATAATGTTTTTTAAATGTAAACACCCTTTTAAAGACCTTGTTGTGAGAAAGGCTGCAACAATTGAAAAAGTTGATGCTAGCTTTAAATGTATTACTTATCACTTTCTTTGTAATAAGTGTGATAAAGACCTAGATAAAACATATGTCCATCTTATTGGTGGAGCTACTGCTTTTTTAAACAGAAAAAAGGAGATATGATGAATGTATCTAAAGAATTATTGAGTGAGGTTTTAGGTACACCCGTCGAAATTATATCAATAGATGAGCATAAATGTGAAATAAAAAATAGTATATCTTTTGAAAATTATCAACTAGGTGTAAGCTATAGTTATCTATATGGGAATAAAGAAATAAGATTTATGCCCGTACACGAACTAGCTCATGAGTGTAAAGAGTGGGCCTCAAGTAAAGGATACCACATATACAGCCACAATAAAGGTTGTCACATTCATTATAATATAGCATCTTTTAAAGCAGATACAGAACCAGAAGCAATATTTGCAGCATGCCAATGGATACTAGATAATAAGGACAAACAATGAACACAAATCATTTCAATAAGCTAACCGAAGCAGAACAAGAAAGACTATCCATACTTGCGGAAGAATGTGGGGAAGTTATACAAATTATTGGTAAAATACTAAGACACGGATATGAGTCATATAACCCAAATGATAGTAATAAAACCACAAATAGAAGTTTGCTTGAAAAAGAAATTGCTCATACGGCAGTTATTACAAATATTATGGCAAGAGCCTCTGATATAAATGAGGACTCTTTAGATGATTATTATGAGGATAAAGAGACAAATATTAAAAAATACTTACATCATCAAGGATAAACAATGCAAACACAAATACCGCTATTTAGGGCGAAAAAGGTAAACTCAGATGAGTATATTGAGGGATGTGGGATTGATGAAAACTTCTTAATAGAAAAAATAAAACTACTAAGAGATGAAAAAGGAGACCCAAGCTTAGAACAAAGATATGAAGCAGTGTATCATCAAATAGACATATCAACACTTAGTATAAATTTCCCAGATATGCTCGACAGTCAAGGAAATAAAATATTTGCAAGTTTAAGTGAAGATGGTAAAGGTGGGGACATAGTTAATATCTTTGGAAAAGGTTTGTGCTACTTAACGTCTGATATTGATGGAATACAAGCTCACATCATTAATAATACTGCCAATATCTTTGATGATATATTTCCATTTAGTGAAGCTTTAATGGAAAAAGATGTAGGAACAATTACTGGAATACAACAATGAATAAGCTACTAAACAGATTCGAAAAATGGTGCCAGAAGATGGCAGAGAGATGGTTTTAATAATGAAAAACTATACAAATAAAACTTTTGAGTTTACAGATACAGCGAATAGCTGAGAGGATATTGAGATGACACGAGAGGATAAAGCAGTTACAAGCAAAGAAGAGATGAGATTTTATCTTGTCAATGGAAAAGAATATGGTTCATTATCAGGAGCTGTATTCGTTACCTTACTAAGACTTATGGATAAAGTATTTGATAGCTTCAAAAGTAGAACTTGTAGTAATTGTAGGTATTGTAATATTGGTTCTATTTGTGATGGAAGTATGGAGTGTTTACTTGGAATATCTTGCATTCAATCTGATGCCTATAACCTAGTTGAAAAAGACTTTGGGTGCAACAAATGGAAGCAAATACTATGAAAAAACTATACAAAAGATTTGAGTTCGAGATACAGTACAGTATCTTAGTAATTGTAACAACATTAGTTACTATATTAATACTTAAGGCATTACAATGAAGCCAGAGATTAACAAACTACTAGAAGCTATTAACCTAGCTGATATGGATGGTTTAAAAGCTATCCGTGTGGATATGAAAGACCTCCAAGAGCTTAGAGGGCATATACTAGAACAAAACAAACAAATAACAAGACTTGCAAAAGATGTGGTTATGCTTGAGATAAAGCTAAATATGACGCAAGTAGAAAAACCAATTAACTTAAGGGCATACGCATGATAATTTTACAATATATCTATGTTGCCATTTTGGCATCAATCATTAGCTATGTAGCAATGGGAGGGCTTCAATGAAGTACCTTTTATTACTGATAGCAAGTCTATCGCTAGCTACACAGTTCAACTTTAAAAACGTAAAGTGTGAAGATGATAGAGTTGCTAGTGATGTAGTAATGTACTTTGACGCAATCAAAGGATACACGATATTAGTTGATGGTCAAGTAGTTAAAGACTTGATTATTATTAGATGCAATGGTGGTCACTGCTTAAAGCAAGGCTACTATGATAAAAATGCTCAGAGGTTCAAATGACACACGGGGAGGCTTGGTTTGTAGCCAAGGAAAACATAGAATGGAAATATGGCTATTACAGAGAGCCGAGTGGGCTTCCTAATAGAATGAGTCCTAAAGATGCGATAAAATATTATAAGGCAAAAATAAGAGATTATTTTGATAGTAGATTAACTGTTAAAGACTTTGATAAAGTAGAAGATTATTTCGGCTTTTTTGAAGCTAAGAAAATAAAACAAGGAGTTATATGAGAGTGTACACGTCAAAACAGCTTAAGGGTTTAAGCAAACAAGAGTTGCAGTTAAAGCTAGATATGGTTAATGGCTCTATTTGTCTAACAGATGAAGAGATTATCGCAAATAGAGATATGATACAACTTTTTTTAAACAATGGCATTAAATATACAACTAAAGAAGTGTTAGAGGATATTGCCGCAGGTGGTGCTGATATAGATGATATTATCGGTAAAAATTTACACATAAAGTAAAGCAATGACAAAAAGAGATATAGGTATAGCTGTGGTAGTTGGCTCTCAAATAATAGGCTTACTAAAAACAATGCCGATAGAGGAACAAACAAAAGGTATGGGTAAGCAAAGGTTTTGTGTTGCATAACGTGCTGATAGTGTCGGATGACCTGAAAACCGAAATGTTTTATAACGGCAAGCGGATAGACGATATATATATCGTTGTATCTTGCAAAAAACCAGAGGGCTTTTGCCTTGTTGAAAAATGAGAATTGAAATGATAAAAATCGTAGAAGAATTAAAAAAATGGCGTGAAGATAGAAATATGCAAGATAATGAGTTTATCTTAGAAACTGAGGTTGCGAATATGCTTAAGGAAGTTGCTGAGGCTTTGGAGGCTAAAACTGATGAGCATAGGGCTGAAGAGATTTGCGATGTGGCTATTTTCGCTTTTAATGGGTTGGCTTATTTAGGAGAGGAATATAGACATCTTTATACCGAAGGTGGTTCTATATCAAGAATTGCTGGTTGCTTAGTAGATATATTGGAAGGACGAAACCCATCTTTTATGCTAAACGGGATAATCGGCTACTGCAAAACATTTATTAGTTCTTTAGACTACGACTTTGATAAAATGATGCTTGAAAAAATAAAAGTGTTGCATAGTCGCATTCAAAGCCCTACTCAAGCCAGAGACTGGGCAGAAAATGGAGCTAGCGGAAAATGGGAAAAATCTACATTTCCAGAGCATATAGCTATGGTATATAGACCTGATTTTGAAAGTTGTAGGATTGTGAAATGACTACAGAATGGCTAGAAAAAAAACAAAAAGAGATGGTTTTGGAGTTGTACAGGTTGGTAAAATAATGTTTATTTATCGAATATGCCCTCAATGTGGCAGAAATAAACGAATAAAAAAACAGAATGATATCTGTTTGGGTTGCACGGTTGAAAATGTTAAAAATGTTGAGCCGGTTAGAGATAGAATTAAGAGATACTTTGAGGAGAAAAACAATGAAGATACTAGAAATACTTGAGATTGATAAAAATGGACGAGCCTTAATACATTCACATTCAAACTCGGAGCTTGTAGAAGCCATAGGAGAGTTGCAAGAGTTTGTGCAAAAAGACAAGTTGGAATACAAAAGAGGATGGAGAGATAGGGCTGCTCAAAGTGATTTAGAGAATAGAACTTGTGACGGTTGCATACATCATCTAAGTGCAAACGGCAACATTCCTCTAAGCTGTATGGATTGCAGTAGGTTTTACGCTGATGCTTTTGAGGCAAAAGACAAATTTAAAAAATGCGAAAACTGCAAACACAAAGATGGAGAAAGTGGTAGTCTAACACACTGTAGCTACTTTGAACAATTTATGCCTACCGAAATAGGTAAATGCGATATATGGGAGCAAAAATGTTAGATAAAGAAACTTTAAAAAAGATAGGTAGGATGAGTGATAGTCAGCTTAAAGATGCTTTGGCAATTGCGAAGGTTAGCGATGCGCCTGTGGCAGTAAAAGAAGAGTATATTAAGGCTGTAGAGAGTGCTTTGGGCTTAAAATATGCAGGCGAAGTTGCGATACAGCAGTACAACGATTGTAAGCCCGACTGCTCTGATATGTTGGGAAGTTACTAATGTGGAAGTTGGTTTTGTACCGTAAAGGTATAGAGGCAGAGCATTTATCGCTATGCGTTGAGTATCTAAAAAGCTTTTTAACTAAAGCTAGATATAGAGGATATGAGGGTTTTATTTTTAGGGATTAGCTTAGAAATAAATCCCTCTCAGCCAATCTTCTTGCGGTTAGTCCTCTTAGCGGAACTCCGTTTGCTTTGTTCCATCTTACGAACTCGTCTGACGCTCCGACGTAGTCCTCTTCATTCAGCTTCTTTAGTAAGGTGCTTTTCTCAAAATTCCCACATCCCACGTTATAGGTAAAACTTACAAGCGAATCGAATTGATTTTGGTTTATCGGTACTTTGACGTTTTTGTTTATGCACTTCTCAAAATTTACCAATGTTTCTCTTAGAAGTTCCATCGCTTCAACTTCAGTTATCGGCATATCAATTAGCTTTACTTTTGTGCCATCTACATATCGTGTTGAGCCAAATCCGATTGTCGGTATCGAAGCAGGGCAGAGGTATGGAACGGAGGAAAAACCCTCGAACTTTATAATCAAATCAATATTTTTTGCTTTCATTTATAACCTTAAAATCTATATCTACATTTAACCCAAAGGATATTATTTTCCGTGCTTACCCAACACTCGTTTACTTTTTTGACTCTTGTATCTCGTGTACAACGTATTTTGCATCCTGATAAACTACTCTTGCATCACTGTACATTAGCTCCCAAGTTGCTCTCGTACACCCTCCAAAAAATATAGCCATAACCATTGCTAATAAAATCTTCATTTTTTTCCTTAAAATCTAAATAAAAAGTCTAAAATAAGTGGCACTGCACACGATAGAAATAGTGCGAGAATGATGTGTGCAGGATAGCTCTTTTTTCTATTCATCAACATCTTTTACTCCTAGATACTTCTCTGTTCTTATTCTTATTACCTCTGGTAATACTTTTATAAATATTGCAAGCATTTCTACTGACATTAAAGCTGAAAGTGCATAAATGGCGTTTGAAAGTTTGCTTGCAGGGTTTATGTTCAAGGCTTCTATAATTGCAGGGGATATAAAGAGTGCTACAAAAAGAGTGCTAAGGGTTATGATAAGTGCTATTTTTGCACCTCTGCCATCCCCTAAAAAGTATTGAAGAAGCAGACCGAGTATTACAGCAGCTACTCCTTGTATCTCGTTGTAATACTGTATTACCTTGTCTGTTCCATTTAGCACATTAGCCCCTACTTTTTTTCTTATTTTGTATTATACACTTTTTTATTTGATGACTACAACTATAAGTCTTTTATATTTTTCTATATCCTCAGTATCGTTGTAGGCACTACTTCCACAGCATCTTACAGCAGAGTGCATAGTGTTTGCTATTATACTATTTGTACCATCGGACAAGTTGGCTTCCTTGAACAAGTTATCACACTCATCTTTAGGTAAGGCTTGTGCCGCATATAGTCCATCGTGGAGACAAGAACCTCTGTCATATTTTTGACCGTTTTTTGGTAGAACTCTACGGAACAACCACGGGATTGAAGCAAAGTCAAAGTCAAATCCTGCCTTTACTGTAATGTGGTATTTTTCGTTTTCGTATATCAAATCCTCTTGGAGTATCCAACAGTAATCTTGGCTCATATCTCTTTTAGTTATTAGGTCTGTTTTAAACATACTACACCTCTGGAGCTAAAGGAAGAGTAGCTATAAACTCTTCATCAGTCATTGTTCCAGCCAATACAGCATCTTGATTGGCTCTTGCAGTAGCATAGAACAAATTATTCCACTTCACTAAAGTATCACACTCAGTACGTAAATAATATGTAGTATCCATTATGTAAATACCCATATCATTTACTTTTTCAAATATTGTTCCATATTTAGTATTAAACTTTTGAAGTTCAGTATTAACTGTTGATTTTAGATATGCTTCTCCATCTGTTATTTTTTTAGCTATTATCTCCTCTAAAGGTATATCTACAACTGTATATACTTTAGTAACTGTTTTAGTTACTTCATCTATACTATATGAACTTCCTCCTATTCTTTGAGTAGCTGTATCTATACTTGGAACATTATCTAGTAGAGGATAGCAACCTTTAGCTGTATATGTTTCCAAAGGCGAATTAATACCTAAGCCTGTATCTTTTTGTCTTACATTGTATTTTCGTATTACTCCGTTTTCAACAAAGCAAAATCTACTATCTTTTGTTATCATTTTATTATCCTTATATTAAATTGTTTTATGCTTAGATACTTGATAGCTATGTTCATTCCCACCAAGTGATAGAGCTACTGCTGTATCACATTGTATATACTTAGAAAATTCTAAGTCATACAAGCCTGATTGCGGCATATCTTGCTCTACTTTAACAACTACATCTTTGTCTTGGTCTAGTTTTTCAAGCTCTGTTATTAGTTCTCTGGCTGTCATTTACTTTCCTTCTCCGTTTTTGTCTATTTTGATATTACTGCCGAAATTAAAGCTAAAGCTATCTTCACTTTTTGCTAGTTTAATTCCTATGACTATTCCTGCCAATGTACATATTGTACATGCTAATATTGCTTCAAACATTATTTTTCTCCGTCATAAAAAGGATTTTCTTTTGATAAGTCAAAATATTTATCACTGACTTTAAACATACCACCTTTTGCTGTACCAGATACTTTTGCTTTAACTTCGTGTTCTATTACTACTATGCTATAATTCTTGCAACAACTTAGAGCTGAACAATCTATTTCTACTTTTATACCATCTTCTAGACTCGGTGTATATGATGGTAAATAGAGTAGTATTTCACCACTATCTACTGATTGTTTTAGCTTTTCTTTTACCTCTAGCCCACTCAATCTATCTTCAAGCTCTTTTATTTTCTGTTTGTATTCTGACTTTTTCATTTGTTATCCTTTATATTTCCAGATGTAACCACCTGCTGTTTTAGCTAAATCTCTACATACTTTACTTATCCCTGTGTGTGCTACCCCTGTACATTGTTCTGCATTTAAAAGTGAAGAAAACTCATTAATAATATTTCCCTCTAGAGATAATTGCATAACTTTTTTTCTTTGCTTATCTTTCATATCCATTCTGTTTTTAGGATAAGGAAGATGTTTCCATGTCCTCAGCTTTGAAGTCCTACTCACTACACAATTTATAGAGTGTGTTGATACTTTGTATTCTTTAGCTAATGCTTCTGGCGACTCATTTATAGAGTGTCTTTTTCTTATCTCTAAAACATCACTCTCTGTAAGCTTAGAGTGCATTACATCTTCACCTTGATGATTCCCGTTTACATTACTTTTATGAGCCTTATTTAAGCCTGTTCTAAAAGCATGTATTTGATTTTCGCTACTCGTACACCATTCTAGGTTACTATAATTATTGTTAGCTTTATTTCCATCTATATGATTTATCTCTGGCTTATTGTCTTTATTTTTAACAAAAGCAATTCCTACCAACCTATGAACCTGCCTAAACTTTCTTACTCCTAAATTATTGGTAATTCCTACTTGCATATACCCGTACTTGTTTAGTTTTTGAACTATCTCTTTAGGTTTTCCTGTATGGTTGTAGTCTAAGCTAATCACTCTACCGTCTCGTGTAATATCGTACTTTGGAAATTCTTCTAAAATCATCTGTACTCCTTTTATATTGCACATCTTACAATAAACTATCTAAACTCTAGCTTATACAACTATATCAGCACCAGAAGTAGGACTTCCATTAACTGTAAAATCTACACCATAGCTATTTAATCCAAAATTTGAACTATCTTCAAAGAACAACCCTAACACTGGAGTCCAACCACTTTCAGAGATTACTTTTGATGGCTCTCTCATATATCCGAGTTGATTTGTTACAAGATTTCTAGTAGCTTCTGTCCATGTAATTGTGTCACTAAACCCAAAATAATATCCAACTGTCCCTATATCACTTGTTGTTACGGTTACATCATTAGAATAGCTAACAACATTGTTTACCCACTTTACTAAACTCTTACAGAATATGCTTCCTGTGACATTATTTGAAGCATCTGATATTATTGTTCTTCCTTGATACTCAGAAGCCCCTCGACTGCCCAAAAGACCCCCTCCATTTAGAACAAAATTCCCGCCACTACCATAGTTCTTAGTAGGATTACTTGCATCTATTGGCATGCAGATTAAAGGATTACTTCCTAAGTTAGCCATAGCTTTTCTTACTGGTATAGGTTTGTTTGTTTCACTATCCCAAAATGGGTTATTAACTGATAAATCAATATACTCAGTCGAAAAGTATAGTTCTCCTAACTCCATACTAGTACATCCAGCAGTTGAATTATTGTATGAACCTATAATGCCTTGTATTGATGGTCTAGCAAAGTCGTCCAAGTAAGAAGTCCAAGTCATACTGTCTGTTTTGTTGCTACCATTAATAATTAAGTGTCGCTTGTTTATATCACTTGTATCTACTGAAAACGAGACATGTATGTATGACCCAATAGCTGTAGATAATGCCAACTGCCCTTCCATAAATCTAACATCAGATGAGTTTCTAGCTATAAATCTAACATCAGATGTAGTTATTATAAAGATAAATGAGTATGTATCTGGCACATCTGTATTGCAGTATAAAATACGATGTGTTGCCGACTCTAGAATTTTAACTACAGCCGATGCTGTCATCGTCTTAGTCTGTAATCCGTTCATACTATTATTTACTTGATAATCATCAACCCCATCAAAGTACGAAGCCACACAATTATCCTGATTCGCTCCTCTATCTGCTGTAGCTAAAGTACCATTCTGCACGAAATTACCTGCTGTTGCATTAGAATTTATATGAGCTGTACTTGCATCTTTCATCTCTAACATCAAGATACCATTTAGTGCTTTAGTGACATCCCAATCTGCTGGTTTACCATCCGCTGTGATGAATAGTCTTCTATTAGCTTCTATTGATAGGTCTCTGTATGTGTAGTCTAGGAATAGGTGGCTGAGTCTGCCTTTTAACACATTTGTTGGAGTATATATATCATTACCAATATAATGATTATTGTTTGTGAAACCTAATGTATTATTTGAATATAGTGAAAATGTAAGTCCACCTATTAACTTATCATTAATATAAACAGACCTATTAGCAGTATTATTCATATCTATACTAATTATTAGATTAAAATATGTGTTAATTGGTATCTCAAAACTATATGATGAGAATCCTAGCAAGTATCTATAGTAACCATATATTTTATATCCATCACCAGATTTTGCTAGGCTTATCTCAAATAAGTCTGTAAAGTTATTAGCTCCAACACCAGATGAGTATATGACTCGTCTATTTGTTGTTGTTACTGGAGAATTATAAACCCAACAACTAAAAGTAAAAGTCTTACTATCTACATTACCAACTAAATCTGCACTTCTACTCAAGTAGTCAGTAACGCCATCAAAACTTACTGCTTCTGGAACTACTTCTCCACCACCTTTTAGTGCTTCACTTACACTACCATGATTTTTTATACTCATGCTAGTTTGCCTACCTCTGTACCATACAGAGTTGTTCCTACTTTCTCAAAGAATATCTTATTGAGAGTTCCTAGTGTTGGTTCAGTTGTACCATCTGCACCATCTAACCAAGTCATAGTTGGAAATGTACAAGTCCATCCTGCACCAGTAAGCCAATATGTTACAAACTCTCCATCTACTAAATCATCAACAATAGTAAAATCTGCTGTTGCTGTATAAGTCTGCACACTTGATGTAGCACCTAGTGTTAGAGTTGATACACTTACTTGTTCTGTAATTAGTCCTGTAAAGATTGGATTAGCTTTATTTGCTTTTAGGTCCAGTGCTGTTGGTGTAATACCTACGCTAGTCCAGTCTCCACTTAGAGACGGGTCTGTTGTTCCACTTGTTGCAGTAGTTGCACGGTATGTTTGATAATCTATTAATGATATTGCACTTTCATTAACTGCGTATGCTTGACCGCTTACCCATGATGACGCATCGGCGGTTGATTGTGCTGTGGCTGCTGCGGCGCTTGCTAATACTGCATTGTCATTTACCTCAACTGCTAATGCGTTGGCTTCTATTGCAAATGTGTTGAGCTGAGTTGCTACAGTGTTTATATTTGGTACTGTACTAACTGTTATACTGTTAAACGCTCCCTCCGCTGCATTCACGAATGCTATTACGCTTGCTGGGTTAGACGGTATTACTGAACTAGCAGGTATTAGAGCTGTTGGTGCTGTCGTGTCTGTCTTTATTATTTGTTCTATTGCCATTTTTTTCTCCTATAAGATGATGTTTTGTTGGAGTTCCCAACTAAGTTGATTTATAGTTGCTACCTCTGCAACTGAATCACATTTTATTATTGTTGCAATTATGACTATATTATTGAAAACTGAGTCTATTGATGGGTCAACAACAAAAAGCATAGGGATATTTGCTACTGCTTTTGCCTCGTCTGCTGTATCCATTAGTAAGTTTTGATCTAAAATTGTATTAAAGTTGGCAACATTTATAATTTTTGAGCCTATTCTTCTATCTGGAAAACTGACTTTATCTAATGTTGCTCCACAATCTATAGCCGTTCCTGCTATACAGTAGCCACAGTTTGTATCATTTCCACTATTAGAGAATGTTACTCGTATGTAAGTTCCCAATCTTTTTAGATTTTGGTAAACTACTCTTCTGTTTGTTGTATTAAATCCACATGCGATATATTTCCAAAAGTTTGTTTTACACATGTAAGTTGGAAAACTATATGTATCTGTATCTAATACTGGATTTATTATAGTTCTTAAATCTGTTACGCTTGTAATAT